TATTGCTCAAGCGTGGTTTGGAATTAATTTGTTCGCCAATGCAAGTGCAAAAGCATTTAATAAAGCAAATAGTTCAGCAAATAAATTAAAAAAGACATTAAGTAGTTTTGATGAAATGAATATTTTGAATAAAGATGGTTCAGTTGATACAATAGGTGGTATACCGTCAACCGATTTATCTAATTTAAGAGATATTGAAATACCAGAATGGATTAAATGGATCGCCAATAATAAAGATTTATTATTAGGAATAGCAACTGCTTTAGGTACAGCATTTGCATTATCTAAAATAACAGGCTGGTTAAGTAATTTAGGCTTATTATTTACAGGTAAAAATGGTTTAGGTGTATTAGCAACAACATTAGGTCAACTTGCAGTTCTTGCTGGTGGTATTGTTATTACTGGTTTAGTTGCTAAAAAAGTATGGGATGAAGCAGATGAATTAAAAAAAGAAATTAAAAAAATAAGAAATAATGGAACAAAAGCACAAAAAGAATGGATTAAAAATGAAGAAGATTTGAATAAATTAATTAAAACTGGTAACACCAATAGACAGGCAGCTTATGAATTATTAGAAAAATCAGGTGGTGTTTGGAATCGGATTAATGGTTTAGGTTATGAAAATTTAAACACTGCTAGACAAACTGCAATAAATATTCAAAAACAAATTGATAAAGAAGTTGAATTATATAAAGCAGGTAAATTAAATAAAGACGAACAAGAATTAATAAAACAAAATATTATTGAACAAGTTAAATATAATAGTCAATTAATACAAAAATTAGCAGAAAATGGCTATGCAACTTATGAAATTGAAAAATTAAATGAAGATTTAATACAAAATTATAAAGATATGGGTGGTGAAGTTGAAGTTATAAAAACTGACTTTGACCATATAAAAAATGTTAAATTCGATGACAAACAAATAACAATTAAAGTTTATGGTGATACAACAAGTTATAAAGAAGCAATAAGAAGAGCAGGAGAATATGCCGAAAAAGAACTTGGTGGTTTAGGCTTTATTGCTGGTGGAGGTGGCAAAGGTTCCATCGGCGGTGGAGGAGGTGGAAATGGAAAATGGCGTGCCAAAGGTGGTATTTTCTACCCTAGTATGTTGCCAAAATTAGCAGTAGGCGGTATTATTAATAATCCCGGTATGGGTGTTCCATATAATGGTGCTATCATTGGTGAACGTGGTGCAGAGGCTGTTGTTCCATTAACCGATTCACAACAAATGGCATTACTTGGTGAAGCAATAGGAAAATATATAACAGTTAATTTAACAAATGTAACTGAATTAGATGGCAGAACAATTGCTAGAAAGGTACAAGAAGTTAACAATGGCACTAATTTCTTGTTAAATAGGTGATAATTATGTTTATAAATGCAGATAGTATAATAATAAATGGTGTATCTATGGGACAATATATTGTTGAAGCAAAATATAGTTATAATAAACTTTGGGGTGAAGATAGTGGTAGAAACTTAAATGGTGATATGGTTGCAAGTCTTATTGGCAATTTTGTAAAAATAATTGTTCAATTTAAACCATTAAATCAAAGTGAAATGGAAATAATAACGCCTATTCTTGATAGTGCTAGACAAACGGTTACATATTATGATCCTACAAAAAAAACAAATGTAACAATGCAAACATATACAGGCGATTATGAATTTATTAATAAACACATAATTAATGGTATGTTTAAAAATGAAGGCTTTCAAGTATCGTTTATTAGTACTAAGAAAAGAGTGTGATTAAATGAAAACAGTTAGCAATGATTTTAAAAATGAATTAAAAACTAATGGTAGAGAATTAACTAATTATATAAATATCTATACTGATTATTTATTAACAACAGAGAATGATAAAAACATATTAACTCAAAATGATATTCAATTATTAGCAAAAACACAAAACAAAACATTGTCAACACAAATAAATGATGAGCATATATTTAATATTAATGTTATTCAAAAAGGTTATTTGCTATCAACTATGATGAAAGAGCTTGATTTTGAAAGTGATGTTGATTTAAAAGTAGGAATGATATGTAATTATATTTTTGGATTAAAAGTTAATGGAGATTATGAAACATTAGATTATGGTGAATTTATAATTTATAAAAAAGAATTTAACGAAGATGCTAAACATTGGAATTATGTATGCTATGATTATATGTTAAAAACAATGATTTCTATTGATGATAGAAGTATTATAGAAAATACATTAATATCAAATGCTATCAATAATATAGCAATAAAATGTAATTTAATAGTAAATATTGATGAAGATACATTAAATGAATTTCCTAACTTAAGTCAAACAATACAAACAGATACATTTAAAGACATGGATATGACTTATAGAGATGTTTTAGAACAAATATGTCAAGCAGTTGGTTTTTCAATATATGATGATAATGGTGAATTAAAATTTAAGTCAATTAGTCAAACAGAAGTTGATACAATAGATAAAACATATTTAAAAGATATAAATGTTACATTTAAAGAAAAATATGGACCAATAAATTCATTAGTATTAAGTAGAAGCGAAGATAATGATAATATATATTCTAAAGATGATGAAAGTATAGAGCAAAATGGATTACATGAGTTTAAAATAAAAGATAATTTAATAATGAATAATCAAGATAGAGATGATTTTATAGATAATATATTTGAACAATTAAATGGTGTTGAATTTTATATCAATGATTTTCAAAGTATAGGTATATGTTATTTAGACTGGTTAGACACATATAATATTGATATAGATAATAATATTTATAAATGCTTAATGTTAAATGATGAAATAAAGATCAAAAATGGATTAAGTGAAAATATATATACAGAACAACCAGAAGAAACAGTTACAGATTATAAAACTTCTAGCAAGAGTGATAAGGAGGTATCTTTTATAGTAGACAAGCAAAAAAGTGAAATAATAGCAAAAGTTTCAAAAGGTGATGTAATAAATCAAATAAATTTAGACGAAAGTGGGCTATCAATAGAAGCAAGTAAAATAAATATAAATGGTGTTATTTCTGCCAACAATAATTTCAAAGTATTAACAGATGGTTCTATGGAAGCGGTAAATGGCAAATTTAGTGGTGAAATAAATGGTGGTGCAATAAATGTAAGTGGTTATTCACAAAATCATCCATATATAAAAGTTGGTGATTTTAGTAGTGATAGATACCCTTATGGTGTTATGATATTTGATAATGGTATTTCAGCAATTGATTATAGAGATAGCGGATATGTAGGTGCAGTTATAAGAACTGAATATGATGGTGGATATGCTGAATTAAATGGAGATAGCATTTATTGTTCTGGTGAAGTATCAAGTGTTTATGGTGTATGTCAAGGTTCATTAGAAAAATTAAAAAAAGATTTCAAAAAATTTAATAATGGATTAGATATAATAAATAACACAGAAATATATAAATATAAATATAAAAATCAAGATACAGATAAAGATCATATAGGTTTTGTTATAGGCGATAATTATAAATATTCAAAGGAAATAACAAATGAAGATAATACAAGTGTTGATTTATATTCGTTTACATCAGTATGTTGTAAAGCAATACAAGAACAGCAAGAACAAATAGATGAATTAAAAAATGAAATTGAATTATTAAAAAGGAGTGATAAATAATGAATATAGGTACAATTATACAATGGGGTAGTAACACTATTCCGACTGGTTGGCTATTATGTGATGGTAGTGCTATTTCAAGAACTACTTATTCGGATTTATTTAGTGTAATAGGAACTTCATTTGGTGCTGGTGATGGAAGCACAACATTTAATCTACCAGATTTAAGAGGTAAGGTTGCAGTTGGAAAAGATACAAACGATACAGATTTTGATACATTAGGAGATACAGGTGGTAGTAAATATTTACAAGAACATACACACTCAATTTCAAAAGGTGGTCAAGGATTTGTCACAGATAGTGGCGGTTATGCAGGAGTAATGGGAGATTGGGGAGCATTTAATACAAGTGGTGTTCAAGGAGTTACAACAGGAAATAGTGGAAACTTACAACCTTATGTAACATTAAACTATATTATCAAGGTAACAACACCAGACACAATCAAAATAAGTGAATTGACTGAATTAACTTCTGCTGATAGCACAGATTTAATTCCTATTGTAGATATAAGTGCAGATGAAACAAAAAAAATAAGTTTTAATAATTTAACAAAAGATGTATATTCAACAAGTGAAATAAAAACTAATAAAGTATGGATAGATGGAAAATCAATATATAGAAAAGTTATTACAGGAACAAGAACGTCTGGAAATAATTATACCGTTGATTTTGAATTATCAAGTTTAAGTTCAATAGTAAAAATAGATATATATGCTATATGTCAAAACACTAATTTAGCACACGGAATATATAGAATGGATGATACAGACCAGCTAAGATATTATATAGATGATAATAGTGCATTAAGGTTAGTAATAATGGATGGAACATCACATCCTGCTAAGCCATACGATTATGTAGTAATAGCAGAATATACAAAAACGACAGATTAAAAAATAATATACTTTAATTTTTGATGTTTTTTATAAATATGATATAATAAAATAAAGGAGGAATAATTATGGAAATAACTTATGTTGTAGTAGTATTTATAATAACTTATGTATTTGGTGCTATTACAAAAACATTTATTGACGCTATACCTAATAAATACATACCTATTCAAAATGTTATAATAGGTCTTGCGAGTGGTATAATATGTTATTTTTGTGGTATAGAATCAAATCTTATTACATCTATTGTTTTATGCTTTATGTCTGCAATTGGTGCAGGTGGAACTTATGATTTAGTAAAAGTAGGTGAAGAAGAATGAGATGCCCTTTAAAATTTAATGGAATAAAACAAAAATTTAAAAACACAGGTGTTAAAAGACATTATGGAATAGATTTAGGATGGCATTACCAACATAATGAACCTGTATATGCAATAGATGATGGAACAGTTATATATAATAGGTATCAAAAGACAGGTGGTTATACTATCCATATAAGACATAATAATGGTTATGTATCAGAATATGGACATTTAAAAAAAGATAGTCAAAAAGTAAAAGAAGGAAGTAAAGTTAAAAAAGGCCAACAAATTGCTAATATGGGCAATACAGGAATATTAACAACAGGGTATCATTTACATTTAGGTATATATAAAGGAAGTTCTATAAATTATAATGATAAATCTAAATTTGTTAATCCAGTTGATTATCTAAACTTATATGATGGACAATTAGAAGGCAAAGATACAAAAGAACATATAAATCATACTAAACATGCTTCAGGAATACCATCAGAACCTTTATTAGTACATAATGCACCAAACACAAATAAAAATAGTGTAGTAAAAGATTATGGAATATACAATGGTCAAGAAGTAGAATTTTATGGCACATTAAATAATATGGCTATAATAGATAATGCTAGAAAATATTACACTAGTAATAAATATTTGAAATAATTTTATAATTAAAACACCTTATTTATAGGGTGTTTTTTATATTTGTAAAATATATAAAAAAAATATAAAAAAGTTATTGCATTATTATAAAATATGTAGTATAATTTTAATTGTAAAGGAGGTAGATAAAATGTTACATATTAAAATTGATGATGATTTAAAAAAACAATTAGAACAAGAAGCACGAGAAAAAGGATTGTCATTAAATTCTTATGTAAGAATGTTGCTGATTGAAAGGGGTAAATAATGACACGAGAAGAATACTTAAAAGAATTAAATAAGGCATTTGGTAATTTCAAATTTTATGAAGATGGTCACTATTATACATATAAAGATAAACCAATTGAAATTGGTGCTACTGGATTAATAGAACAATATACACAAGAATTTGACACTCAAGCAGTTGCTGAAAAAGTTGCTTTAAAAGAAAATAAATCAGTTAGTGAAGTGTTAGATGAATGGAATAAAAAAAATAAATATGCTTGTATAAAAGGAACTATATGTCATGAATTTGCACAAGAACAATGGAAATTTGATGAATCTTGTGTAATGTTATCAAAAAGGCTTATGGATAATAATTTGTCTTATGATGAAAATATACCTAAAATAATTATGCAAGCAGGCAATTTTAAATTAGATTATCAAGATAGATTAGAACACCTTGATGATGAATACGTAATAGGTAGTGAAGAATATGATATAGCAAGTGCTATTGACCATTTATTCATAAACAAACTAACTGGTGGACTTGTATTAGTTGATTACAAAACAAATAGTGATATTC